ATAACAAAGAACATGATGTTATTGTTATAAGTAAGACCGGTAAGATTGGTGAAATATACGAAATACAAAATTTAAAGATTGCTTTGCCATTAATAGACGATGTATATTCAAGATCCAATAAGAAGGAAGAACAATATTGGGAAAAGATAGATTACCCAAAAGAACTTGAAAAAATAAAAAATGTATTTGATTGGAATAAATATCCTGATCACTTTAGAGAACGTTGGTACGATTACGTAGATGCGGAATTTAAAAGAAGAGATGAAGGAGCATTCTTTAATAACAATGGAATACCAACCTATATAACCGGTACGCATTATATGTACTTGCAATGGAGCAAGATAGATGTTGGTGCACCGGATTTTAGAGAGTCAAATAGATTATTTTTTATATTTTGGGAAGCTTGTAAAGCAGACACTAGATGTTACGGAATGTGTTATTTAAAAAATAGACGTTCTGGGTTTTCATTTATGTCTTCTGCAGAATTAGTCAATCAAGCAACAATATCAAGCGATTCTAGATTTGGTATATTATCTAAATCAGGATCTGATGCTAAAACAATGTTTACCGACAAGGTTGTACCTATATCGTTAAACTACCCGTTCTTTTTTAAACCTATTCAAGATGGTATGGATAGACCTAAAACAGAATTGGCGTATAGAGTGCCGGCTTCTAAATTTACAAGAAGAAAATTAGATAATAGCGATGCTCCAGAAGAACTTGACGGTCTTGATACAACAATTGACTGGAAAAACACAGGAGATAACTCTTATGATGGAGAAAAATTAAAACTTCTTGTACATGATGAGAGCGGTAAATGGCTAAGACCCGATAATATATTAAACAACTGGCGAGTTACAAAGACATGTTTACGATTAGGTAGTCGCATTATTGGTAAGTGTATGATGGGTTCAACCTCAAACGCTTTAGATAAAGGAGGAGATAATTTTAAGAAACTTTACTACGATTCAGATGTTACAAAAAGAAACCGCAATGGCCAGACTAGCTCAGGATTATATAGTTTGTTCATACCTATGGAATGGTCGTACGAGGGATTCATTGATACTTATGGCATACCTGTCTTCGACACTCCAAAAAAACCCATCAAAGGCGTTGACGGAAACGAAATAGAGTACGGGGTTATTGAGCATTGGCAAAATGAAGTTGATGGTTTAAAAGCGGACCAAGACGGATTAAATGAATACTACCGCCAATTTCCAAGAACGGAGCAACACGCTTTCCGTGATGAAGCAAAACAATCATTATTTAATTTAACAAAAATATACGAGCAAATAGATTATAATGATGATCTAAGAAACTCAAGTGTATTAACAAAAGGTAGTTTGCAATGGGAAAACGGTATACAAGATAGTAACGTAGTCTTTTATCCAAATAAAGACGGTAGGTTTTTAATTTCTTGGGTGCCACCTAAACATCTTCAAAACCGTGTAATAATAAAGAATGGGTTAAGATACCCGGGTAATGAACACTGCGGAGCATTTGGTTGTGATAGTTATGATATATCAGGAACAGTTGACGCAAGCAGAGGGTCTAATGGAGCACTTCATGGATTAACTAAGTTTTCAATGGAAGACGTTCCTCCTAATCATTTCTTTTTAGAATATATTGCAAGACCTCAAACAGCCGAGATGTTTTTTGAAGATGTTTTAATGGCGTTAGTATTTTACGGTATGCCAATACTTGCAGAGAACAATAAACCAAGATTGCTTTATTATTTAAAAAGAAGGGGTTATAGAGGTTATTCAATTAATAGACCTGATAAAGTTTGGAATAAATTATCACCAGCTGAAAAAGAAATTGGTGGAATACCAAACTCATCACAAGATATAATGCAAGCGCACGCATCGGCAATAGAAACATATATTGAAAACAATATTGGTTTTACAAATGGCTCTTATGGTACTATGTACTTTCAAAAAACATTAGAGGATTGGTCCAGGTTCAATATAAACAATAGAACAAAACATGATGCTTCTATTAGTTCTGGGTTAGCTATAATGGCTTGTAATAAACATTTGTATACGCCAAGTATGCCTTATGAAAGGCCAAAGTTTGAATTAGGATTTAAGAAATATAATAATAGTGGAGACAATTCACAAATAATACAATAAATGGTTTATACTAATAGTAATAGTACATTTCCAAGTCAGGTAGTACCGGATGAAGAAAAACAAAGTTTAGAGTATGGAAAACAAGTAGCTCAAGCAATTGAATATGAGTGGTTCAATAATAATGGCGGTGCAGGTAGTATTGGTGGTATTTCCGGCGGCGGGATGCCCGGTGGAAGATGGGGAACTAACTGGCAAAAATACCATAATTTAAGACTGTACGCAAGAGGTGAACAACCGGTTCAAAAATATAAAGATGAATTATCTATTAATGGCGACTTATCATATTTAAATTTAGACTGGAAACCAATACCAGTTATATCAAAATTTGTTGATATAATTGTTAATGGTATTTCTAATAAAAGTTATAAAATTAAAGCGGTTGCACAAGATCCTCATTCAGTAATTAAAAAAACACAATACACTCAATCTATATTGCGTGATATGATGGCAAAAAAATTATTGAATAAAATACAAAGTACCTTTGGAGTTAATCTATATAATACGCAAGACCCAAATTCATTACCGGAAGATCAAGAAGAGTTAGACCTTAATATACAATTAAACTTTAAGCAAGCAGTTGAAATTGCGGAAGAAGAAGTTATAAATAATTTTTTAGCGCTTAATAAATATGATTTAGTAAGTAAAAGATTAAATTATGATTTAACCGTAATTGGTATTGGTGCAACTAAAACAAACTTTAATAGATCAAATAGTATTACTATTGATTATGTGGACCCTGCAAATTTAGTTTATTCTTATACTGAAGATCCAAATTTTGCGGATATATATTATGTAGGTGAGGTAAAGTCTATAGGGTTACAAGAATTAAAAAAACAATTTCCAGATTTGTCTAATGAAGACTTACAAGAAATAGAAAAATACCAAGGGAATACAAGTTATGTTCGAAATTATAATGGTGCTTATCAAGATGGAAACATCGTTCAAGTATTGTATTTTGAATATAAAACATATTCTAATCAAGTATTTAAAATAAAACAAACAGAACAAGGATTAGAAAAAGCTTTAGTTAAAACAGACTTCTTCAATCCGCCACCAAGTGATAACTTTGATGTAGTATCAAGATCAATAGAGGTATTATATAGCGGAGCTAAAATATTAGGGCACCCAAAAATGCTTGAATGGAAATTAGCTGAAAACATGACACGCCCAGTAGCAGATACTACTAAAGTTGATATGAATTACGCTATTACGGCGCCAAGAATGTATCGAGGTAGAATTGAATCGTTAGTTAGTAGAATTACAACTTTTGCTGATATGATCCAATTAACGCATCTTAAATTGCAACAGGTGCTATCTAAAATGGTTCCTGATGGAGTATTTGTAGATGTAGATGGATTAGCAGAAGTTGATTTAGGTAATGGCACAAATTACAATGCAGCCGAAGCATTAAATATGTATTTTCAAACGGGTAGTATTGTAGGTAGGTCAATGACTCAAGATGGAGGACAAAACCCGGGAAGAGTGCCTATTCAAGAATTACAAACGTCCGCGGGTAATGCAAAAATACAATCATTAATAGCTACGTATCAATATTATTTACAAATGATACGAGACGTAACGGGATTAAACGAGGCATCAGACGGAAGTACTCCAAGTAGAGATGCTTTAGTTGGAATTCAAAAAATGGCTGCGGCAAATTCAAATACCGCAATACGTCATATACTTGATGGTAGTTTATTCTTAACATTGAGAATTTGTGAGAACATATCTAAAAGAGTTGCCGATGCATTACAATTCCCAATAACCAGCAATTCTTTAGTTAATAGTATATCTATATTTAATACTGAAACATTAAGAGAATTACAATCGTTAGATATTCACGACTTTGGTATATTTTTAGAGTTAGAACCAGATGAAGAAGAAAAACAACAATTAGAACAAAACATACAGGTTGCTTTGCAATCAGGTGGAATTGATCTTGAAGACGCTATTGATTTAAGAGAAATTAAAAATCTTAAATTAGCTAATCAATCTTTAAAATATAAAAGAAAGAAAAAGCAAGAAAGAGACCAAGCAAATCAGCAAGCAAATATTCAGGCTCAGGCGCAAGCTCAAGCACAAACAGCGGAATCTATTGCAATGTCAGAAGTACAAAAGCAACAAGCTTTAGCTGACACTGAAATTCAAATTGCTCAAGCAAAAAATCAATTTGAAATACAAAAGATGGAATTTGAAGCACAATTAAAGAAACAATTAATGCTAGAAGAATTCCAATTCCAAATGCAATTAGCTCAAGTAAAAGCAAATGCAGATGCAGATAAATTAAGTAAATCAGAAGACAGGAAAGACTCTCGCGAAAAATTAAGAGGCACTCAACAATCTGAATTAATTAACCAAAGACAAAACAATACAATGCCTAAGGATTTTGAATCCGCCGGGTTTGATAATATGGGAGGGTTTGATTTAGCCCAGTTTGAACCAAAATAAATTTTATTAACAATTATATAATATTTTATCATGTCAGAACAAGTACAACAAGAAGGCGAGTTTAAGCTTAAAGCTAAAAAGACTACGCCTAGGAAATTAGTTAAAAATGATCAACCAATAAAAGTTGATTTAACTATGCCTAAAGAGCAAGAGGAACCAATTAAAGTAGTAATTCCTAAAGAACAAACAAATGCCGTTCAAGAGCAAAGCCCAACGGAAAGCGTGTTACGCGCAGAACAACCCGAAGTGGAATTGCAAGAAGTGGGACAAGGAAACGAAGGGTCCACTGAAAATGTTATTGAAGAAATCAATCAACAAGAAGTAGTTCAAGAAGCAGCAAATTTAGAACAAGAGTTAAATAAGCAAGTTCAAGAGCAAACAAACACGGGTAAAAAATTACCTGAAAACATAGAGAAATTAGTTTCTTTTATGGAAGATACTGGCGGAACAGTTGAAGATTATGTTAGATTAAATACTGACTATTCAAATGTTGACAGTAATGCTTTATTAAAAGAATATTATAAAAATACAAGACCTCACTTAGATAGTGAAGAAATTGACTTTTTAATAGAAGACAATTTTGATTATGATGAGGATCTAGACGATGAACGCGATGTCCGTAAAAAAAGACTCGCTTTTAAAGAGGAGGTTGCAAAAGCTCAAAGCCATTTGGAACAAGTTAAGAGTAAATATTACGACGAGATCAAGTTGAGACCGGGCGTTACTCAAGACCAACAAAAGGCAATGGACTTTTTTAACCGATACAACAAACAGCAAGAATCAGCCGAAGCACAACACTTTAAATTTAAAGATGAAACTAAAAAATTATTTGCGCAAGAATTCAAAGGTTTTGAATTTAATCTTGGTGAAAAAAGTTTTAGATACGGCGTTGCAAATCAAGAAGCGTTAGCTGAAAAGCAATCTGATATTTCAAATCTTATTAAGAAGTTCTTAAATAAAGATGGAGAAGTTGCGGATGTTAAGGGTTATCACAAAGCGATTTATGCAGCAGAAAATGCGGATACTATTGCAAAACATTTTTATGAGCAAGGCAAAGCCGATGCAATTAAAGAAGTTGTTGCAAAATCTAATAATATAACTAACGCCCCTAGGACAGCTCCTAACGGCGATGGTTTTATAAACGGATTTAAAGTTAAAGCTATAAACGGTGTTGATTCTTCTAAATTAAGAATACAAACAAATAAATTTTAACATTAAAAACAAAAAATTATGTCAAACGTAATTCCACAATTTGGTACAATTAAACCAAGTCAATTACAACAACCACTAGAGTCAAATTACTTAAATTTTACTGACGGAAGTGGAAAAAACTTTTCTCAACAATACTTACCTGAAATCTACGAAGCGGAAGTAGAGCGTTATGGAAACAGAACTTTATCTGGTTTCTTACGTATGGTAGGAGCTGAAATGCCTATGTCTTCTGACCAGGTAGTTTGGTCTGAACAAAATAGATTACACATTGCTTACAAAGAAGTATCTTGTGCTTCTGCTACAACTTTAACTTTTGTAACTGGTGGTACTGGTGTTAACTTTGTTAACAACGTTATTTCCGTTGGACAAACTTTAGTAGTTATGAGCCCTTCTACAGGAAGAGAACTTAAAGTTTATGTTACTGCTTCTACAGCTAATGCTGCAACAGGAGCGGGTGGTGCTACTAACCCTGCGGTTATTACTGTTAAACCTTATACTCAATTAGATTTAACCACTGGTGCTGGTAACGTTGTAAACTTTACTGGAGCAACAGATCTTAAAATCTTTGTATACGGTTCTGAATTCAAAAAAGGTACTACAGATGCTTCTTTAAACTCTGTAACTCCTTCTTTCACTCAATATAGTAATTCACCTATTATCATCAAAGAAAAATACCAAATCTCTGGTTCTGATACTGCTCAAATCGGGTGGGTTGAAGTTGCAACTGAAGACGGTACTTCTGGATACTTATGGTACTTAAAAGCTGAATCTGAAACAAGATTACGTTTTGAAGATTACTTAGAAATGTCTGTAATTGAGGGTGAATTAGTAAGTAATGGATCTACTTTAACTAGTGCTGATGGACTAAAAGGTACTCAAGGTCTTTTCTCTGCTGTTAAAGAAAGAGGTAACGTTGTAAATAACTTTACTGCTGCTGCAGGTTTATCTGATTTTGATTCAATCTTGAAAAACTTAGATACTCAAGGAGCAATTGAAGAAAACATGTTCTTCTTGAACAGAGCTACTTCTCTTGATTTTGATGATATGTTAGCTTCTTTATCTTCTGGTGCTGCTGGAGGTGTTGCTTACGGATTATTTGAAAACTCTGAACAAATGGCATTGAACTTAGGTTTCTCTGGATTTAGAAGAGGTTCTTATGACTTCTACAAAACTGACTGGAAATACTTAAATGATGCTTCTACTCGTGGAGGTATGGCTAATACATCTATCGATGGTATCCTTATCCCTGCTGGAACGTCTACAGTTTACGATCAAATGTTAGGTACTAACATCCGTAGACCTTTCCTACACGTTCGTTATAGAGCTAATCAAGCTGACGATAGAAGAATGAAAAACTGGATCACTGGATCTGTTGGAGGTGCTTTCACTTCTGATCTTGATGCAATGCAAGTTCACTTCTTATCTGAAAGATGTTTAGTTACACAAGCTGCTAACAATTTCGTATTGTTCACTGCATCAGTGTAAAAATATGGTAATATTACCCTCGTTGAACTGACGAGGGTAATTATTACCTTTTAAAATAAATTATTAAATTATATTATATTATGGCAACAACAAAAAAACAAATCGCACAACCAAGTGCAAAATTAGAGACTGCAACACAATACGTTGATATGGTTAATGAAATAGAAGTTAACGAACCTGTGGAAGTGGCTGATAAAAAAGTAAATGCATCAAAACCTTCTGAACCTGTTTGGGAAATAAAAGACAGAACCTATTTAATAGCGGATAGTCATTCTCCAATTACGTATACTTTACAAAGTAAACATACTGGTAGATACCCACTATTGTGGTTTGATAAAAAAACCGGACAGCAAGAAGAGTTAAGGTATGCAACAAATCAAAATTCACCTTTAGTTAGTCAACAAAAAGGACAAGTAACGTTAGGACACATTATTTTTGAAGAAGGTATTCTAAATGTTCCAAAAGAAAAACAAAATTTACAAAAATTATTATCTTTATATCACCCAGGATTAGGGCCTAAATATACAGAATTTGATCCTTCAGGAGAAGCGGAAGATGATTTAGATTATATTGAGTTAGAAGTGGAAGCAATGAACATGGCATTTGAAATGGACATTGATGAAGCAGAAGCTATTGTTAGAGTAGAAGTTGGATCTAGAGTTAATAAAATGAGTTCTAAAGAAATAAAAAGAGACTTATTATTGTTTGCTAGAAGAAATCCAGTATTGTTTTTAGAATTAGCAAATGATGAAAATGTTCATCTTAGAAACATAGCTATTAGAGCAACAGAATCAAACATTATAAAACTATCACCTGATAATAGAACATTTATGTGGGCAGAGAATGATAGGAAATTAATAACCGTTCCATTTGATGAAAATCCATACTCAGCAATGGCGGCATTCTTTAAGACCGATGAGGGCATTCAAGTCTTCCAGTCTATAGAGAAAAAATTAAAATAATACGTAATACTAATATTAGGCGGTACCGAAAGCTACCGCCTTAATATTATAATAAAGTAAGCAAATGGTAGACGTGAATACAGTTTATAGAACTGTTTTATTAATTCTTAATAAAGAGCAAAGAGGTTATTTGACGCCTGATGAATTTAATAGTACAGCGGCGCAAGTACAATTAGAAATATTTAATGAATATTTTGAAGATTTAAACCAGCAATTTAGAGTGGCAGACAATGACACTGAATATAGTGCTAGAATAAAAAGTTTGCAAGAAAAAATAGCTGTCTTTCAAAGAGTTGGTATTTGTCCACCTGCAGCGGGTTACTTTACATTGCCAGACCCTACAAATTTTTATAAACTAGGAACGGTAATTTATAATGACGATAAAGAAGTACAATATGTCCAGCCAAATGACTTATTGGAAATGAATCTTTCACCACTTACAAAGCCATCTAAATATTGGCCTGTATACCAATATAAAGATTCAAAAATATATATATATCCCGCAACAATTACTACAGGGATAACATGCACTTACCTTAAAAAACCAGCAAATCCAATATGGAATTTTGCTATTGGGCAATTTGGAGAATATCTATATGATCCAGCATTGTCTGTTCCATTTGAGTTGGCGCCTATAGAACAAACAAATTTAATAACTAGAATATTACTTTATTCAGGCATAGTTATTGATGATCCGCAAATTGTACAAGTAGCAGCACAACAAGTGCAAGCAGAAACCGTTAACTCAAAAAGCTAATAAAAAATGTCGATACCTAATAATGGCTTAATAACCGAAACAAACAGACAATATTACGAGGGAGCACAAGGCTTTATATCGGTACTTGCACAAACTCAATATACAACTACTTTTAATACTGATTTAATTTTTGGCGGAATAAATGCTTGGGATCCAAATGACATTAATTACGCTTTAAATAATTTTAAATTATATTATAGTGCAACAGGATTTCCTGGAAGTTTTAATGAATACACATTGCAATATAGCGTGCTTAATAATGTTATAACATTAGCGGCCGCTTTACCAGTAAGTACTTATGTGGTAGTTCAATTAAAAACATTGGACGGTGGTAATTATGGAGACCCATTAACTCCTGGCAGTTATGCTTATGGGAATACTGTTGAAGAAAATTATGGTAGTTATGCATATATAGTATTAAACGATATTATTAATAACTTCATGGTAGCTTACGTAGGCCAAGACAAATTAATACCTTCTGTTAAAAGAACAGATGTAATATTCCATGCTAAGCGAAGTTTGCAAGAATTCAGTTATGATACTTTAAGAAGTATCCACTCTATGGAATTAAATATTCCGCCAAGCTTAAGCATTGTATTACCACAAGATTATGTTAATTATGTAAAAGTATCATGGATTGATCGAAATGGAGTTAAACATCCTATTTATCCTACAAATAATTTAACTGTTTCTACATATGAAAACCCAATACAAGATTCAAGAGGTGTACCAATTCAAGATAATTTTGGAGACAATGTTGAAGGAGACTCTTTAACTGAATTACGTTGGAAAAATAACGAAGCTTACGCATTAAATAATAATTTAAATAACGGTGGTAATTGGTTAGACAATGGATACGGTTATGATAATTGGTTATGGAACGGTTATTTTGGGCAAAGATATGGACTTGATCCGCAATATTCAAATTCAAACGGCTATTTTACTATAAACGACAGAGAAGGTAAAATTTCTTTTAGCAGTGGAATGGTTGACAAGTTAATTGTATTAGAATACATATCTGATGGACTTGCGTATGATTTAGATACAAGAGTTCCTAAATTGGCTGAAGAAGCTATGTATGCTTACATTATACACGCGATTTTATCTTTAAGAATAAATCAGCCAGAATATATAATTAATCGCCTTAAACAAGAGAAAAGCGCTAAATTAAGAAATGCTAAAATAAGACTATCTAATATTAAATTGGAAGAGATCACTCAGGTATTGAGAGGTCAATCGAAATGGATTAAACACTAAGATAAATGGCAGAAGTAAAAAATAGTTTTATATCGTCTAAAATGAATAAAGATTTAGACGATAGACTTATACCTAGTAATGAATATAGAGATGCTTTAAATATAGAAGTTGGTAAATCTGAAACAAATAATATTGGCGTATTACAAAACGTTTTAGGTAATTTTGAGATTGATAAAGAAGATCCTGAAGACAATCTAACTTGTATAGGTATGTTTATGGATAACCAAACCAATAAGATATATCAATTTTTAACAAATTATACAGACCCAGTCCCTAGTGAAATAACATTATGCACTTCATTGCAATTCCAACCATTGAACGGATGGGTGATGAAAATTACCGTATTTGATAATGATGATCAATCTTATAGCACTTTAGTTAGCGGTACATTTTTAAATTTTTCTACAACAAACTTAGTATTAGGTGTAAACCTTTTAGAAGGATTATTATTTTGGACTGATAATAGAAATCAACCTAGGAAAATAAATGTTAACAATGCTTTGCTTTCTTATAAAAGCGGAGGAACGCCTTATTATACTACAGAGGTACAAATATCAGTTGCAAAATATTCTCCAGTTGAACCAATATCTTTATTTAGAAGAATAACAACTACTGCAACCTCAAACCAATCTTCATTTTCTTTTACAGTACCAGACTCAACGGGTATAGTTCCTGGTATGACAATAATATCTCAAACAAATTCACCTAATATTAGCGGAAGTGATTTTGTTGTTGTTGAAAAAGTAGTTGTAGCTGGTGGTATACATACAATTACTGTTTACAATAATAATTTAGCTGTAGCGCAGCCATCAATAGACAACGGGGCAACTTTAACTTTTATGGCGTCTACTATGACCAATAAAAGCGACATGCCGGATTGGCCAGGGGATCCATCATTCTTAGAAGATAAATATTTTAGATTTAGTTATAGATTTAAATTTGATGATAATGAATATTCATTAATGGCTCCATTTACACAAATAACTTATATACCAAAACAAAAAGGTTATTTTATTAATGGAAATGAATTGGATGCCTATAGAAGTACAGTTGTAAATTGGATGGAAAATTATGTTAATAATATTGAATTATTAATACCTTTGCCAGATATTTGCTCTAATGTTAGAAATTCATATAAAATTATACAACTTGAAATATTAAGCAAAGAGGCTGATTCAACTGCGGTAAAAGTTATAGACACAATACCATATACTGCTATTGCAACAAGCCCTTTGAATAGTACAAATATATATAATTATCCTTATCAATCACAAAAACCTATAAGTCCTTTAACCGAAGGGCAAACTACAAGAGTATATGATTTAGTGCCTGTTAGAGCATTGGCTCAAGAAACAGCAGGTAATAGAATTATATATGGCAATTTTTACAGTACTTATACTGCTCCTAGTTCTATAGTATATAATACTACGGTATTGCCAAAATCAACGTATAACACTAACTTTATAGAATATCCTAATCATACATTAAAACAAAATCGTAATTATCAGGTTGGATTTATTTTAGCTGATAAGTTTGGTAGACAATCTTCCGTTATTTTATCTGCGGTAGATTTATATAATTTTGATGATGGAAATGGTGTGGCATTTGGAGGATCAACAGTATATGCTCCATATCAAGAAGAAAACGATATAAGTTATCCAGATGTAAAAGATTGGTTTGGTAATGCACTTGTTACTCTTGTAAGTCAACCTATTGCCTCTACCAGAAGCATACCAAACGGAACACCTGGATTATATGCAGAACCCGTATCAACAAATGGGTTTTCAATTCAACCTGGCGCTACAATAGCTGGTAATACTTATACTTTTACTTTAGAGACTACTCCAACGCCTCCGGCTACTAGCGTAACAAACGTTTTGCCTGTAATTAACGATAAAATGAGAGGCGCGTTTACAGACTATGTTACTGTACTTAGCGTTTCACCTACGCCAGGTGTGCCTCCTACTGGACTTTTTACAATAACCACTAATGGAAGAATAAACGATTTGTATCTAAGCGCAAATCCGCCATTGCCGGCCGGAACATTAGATACAAAATTTGCTTATAAAATAAATGAAATTGGGTGGTATTCTTATAAAGTAGTTGTTAAGCAACAGCAACAAGAATATTATAATACGTATTTACCCGGCATGTTAGCTGGTTATCCTACTGGTCAAACTTCTGGATCACAAACTGTTTATGTTCCGCCTGGACCGTCTTTTTCTGTAAATAAACAATGTAATTGGGTTAGTGGCTCAAATGTAATTACTACTTTTGGAGCGGCCACCACCGGAGATTTAAAAATTAATGACGACGTTGGCGGAATAAATATTACTGTTGCTAAAATAACAGAAATTGTTAGTTCTACACAATTTAAAATTGATCAACCTGCCGGAGTAACAAGCACGGCTCCTAGTCAGACTGTAAATTTTTATAGAGCGGTATCTTTAGGATATAATGTAGAACAATATGGTATAAATTCATCTGTATTTCCAGTTGGAGAAGAGTCTAAAACAAGTCACATTGTACTAATAAACGATAATATAAATAAAATACCAAGAGATTTAACTGAAGTAGGACCAGACCAAAAGCAATATAGAAGTAGTGTTGAAATATATGGTAAAGTTGAAAACGCGTCTGCAACAATTGATAATGTTATTGCAAATATACCAACTGTTACAAACTACTATGCTACTGAAATTACCTATGATGTTGCTACTGTAGAAGCTGCGCATCCTGGATTTTCTAGATTAGTTAAAGTTGGTGATGGTATACAATCTGTGGAAGCAAATACACCAATTCTACAGCCGGCGCCTAACGCGCCTATAGCTAATCCTTATAGATGGTTAGCAAATACTGTAATAACTGCTCATACTGTTGATCCTACTGGAACAACGGGCACTATAGCTTTTTCCCCACCAAACATTATAATATCTCCAGATTATAAAACTTTTAAAATCACTTATGCTGAAAACCAGCAATACTACCCGACAAGAAAAGCGGACTTAGTATCTTCTATAGCAACTTCTTCTGAATTTAATTTTTTATCAAACGATGTATCTAACCTAAAGGGATCTGCTGGCCTTAATTTATATCAGTTGCAATCAAGTCCTTTGGTAGGTAGAATATCTACTGTTAAAAAAATTGGGGTAGAAGGACCGCAAATGGTTCCTTTTTTAAGTGTTTACGAAACGGCTCCTTTTGTTTCTGAGTTAGCATTGTTCTGGGAAACCGCTACAACTGGATATATATCAGATTTAAATTACGATGTATTAACCGGGTTTAATGGACCCTCTCAAATTACTGATCCCGGCTTTTTATGGTATGAAAATCAAGATCCAAACGGTACTGGATTAGTAGAAGGAGCCGCAAACTCAAGATTTATTACAGACAAATTTGAAATTTTAAATAGTTCAGGTGTTCCTTTATCACCAACAAATGTTGTATTGGATTCTGCGTTTAATGCGGCAACACCTAGTATAGATTTAAAAAATAATTTTGAAGTTTATCAGTTTAGTTCTACAGAATATAGACTTAGGCTTCAAACAACTAGCCCTGGATTTATTTTTACAAGACTAGCAAATACTGACTCAAAAGTTATTTTTAATTTAAAAATAACAATGGGTAGTGGTGCTAACGCAGCAATATATTATTTCCCTATAAATGGTACGCTTAAAAATATAACTCCTTCATTTGTATTGCCGGGTTCTGGCACATTTAATACATTGATTGACCAGGATCCACAAAGTATTGTTACTATTACCGCTAAAAACGGTACATTTATAGCAACTGCTCCTCAAAATCAAACAGATTTATTTTGGGAAATTATAGGCGGGAATTCAGCCAATTACTTTAATATAAATAAATTTACAGGGTTATTATCATTAAACCCAACATCGGTTTATATTGCTCCTCAAACTAACTTACCTATTCCAATAGGATTATATGATTTAACCATTAGGGTTTGGGACGCTTATAGTTTTGCTCCAGATGGCCCATTGGTACCGGCAAATACTCCAGAGGGTAGTCTTTATGCGGACATTACTGTTAGAATAACAATTGGTCCAAAACCAGTTCCTGATGGCTTACAATATTATACAAATGATGCCGTATGTTGGGGACCTGATCAAGGAACAGGAGCTCCTGGAACGCCATATAATGTTCCTGGACAAGGTTATGGAGCAATATATATTGGTAACGAGAGCCTTGGTTCTTTAGTTCCGCCTGATTTAACTACAATAACGCCTACGGTTCCTGCTTCATTGTATCAAAATATATATAAAATTGGTCCAAAATTAACACAAGGAGCGTTAGAATGTAGAGTTGGTTCAAATTTACAAGGAGACACAGGGGAAACCAGAACAACAGAAACATTTTTTGTTGTGTTTTGGAGACCTTCTGTTGGATTTGCTTGGCAACCAGTATTGGATTCTAATGGTGGAGCTTATCCAGAATCGGAAACATTAACATGGAGCTCAGGAGTAGGTGTTCCTCCAACAGGTAAAGGTATATTCTTAAGAATAATAAATATTTTGCAAAGTGGATATAGAAATACATACTTTACTTTAGATACAATTGGAGAATATTGTATAGTTCTAAAAAATACATATAGTTCTTCTATAGCTCCAAGCCCAGGATTTCCAGTTAATGGTTCAGCAAGTATTGTTGTAAGAGATGCAAATTGGAATTATTTAGGAGCAGGGGAAACTTCTCCAACGGGCACAGTGACGTTTGCGCCTCCTTTTGGAATTCCAGTACCTAGATATTATCAAACAGGAGTTTCTCCTGGAATAGGTTATAAGTACCTTGTTGGTTTAACAAAGCCTGACGCTTTTTCAACATCAAGCGGTATACCATGGACTGTCCAAAATCCGGCTAATACTTTTCTATTTCCAACAATAGCAAACCCAGAAGGCGGCACAGCTACAGTGTCTGTTGTTCCTGTTAGTCCAGCATTACTTAATACAAATGTTTATAATGAACAATTAACACCTGGATTAAAAGTAACATATAGAACTGTTAATACGGGACCAACCTGCAACGGAGGAGGACTTACCATTACAGGGGATACTACCTACTTAAAAAAAGGCATGTATGTTGGTGTAATTAGTGGTACTGGAGCATTTGCCTCTAATACCTATATTACAGATATACTCTCAGTTGGATTTGCCGGTTCGTTTATGATAAATCAACTTCCTACAACTGGTCTTTCCGCAGCAACAGTACAGGGAACAAATAATTATTTTCCAGCAGGAACAAAAATTGCAGGTAGTGGGCAAGGAACAGGTAGCACGGGTATTATAACGTTAGATCAACCTATGTCTCTATCAACCCCAATACCAATTGCGGGTTCTATTGTAGATTTCCAATGGCAAAACCCTGCGGTTGGTTATGTATACGCTGCCAGTGATAATGGATTATTTGTTAATCAATTTTATACTGATAATATACTAACACAACCTTGGACACCGCCAATAGCAAGTAGATTTTATACATTTCAAAATAATGATAGAAACTATAATATAAGTTCTACAACTGGGACGACTCCAGTTACTAATAAACCATGGTTTTCTGCTAAGTTTAATAATACTGGTGGGGTAATTAAAGCAACAGGAGTTGGAGAAAATACTGTAAAAACAGGATGGACTTATAGCCCTAATCCTTCAAATACAAATAATTTAAATTGGCAAAGGAATGTTGAGCAGAAATTTGAAATATAAAAAATATAAAAAACAAGTAATTATTAATTATGGCAGCAACAATAGAAATAAAATATTTTAATTCTTTTTGGTTAAAAAAAATGGATTCCATTGTAGATGTTGTCCCTACAACAGGCGTTACATCTGCTATTACAGCCGTGGCGTCAACTACTATAACATTAAATAAAAAAGACACTAGAATAGGGGTTGGGCAAAGTTTTACTTACATAGTATCAAGT